TTGTTAAAAAACCAATTATCTGTATCAACTAACATTAAACTACTAGAAAGATTTCCAGCTAAATTAGCTTTATGAGATTTGGGATTCTCTTTTGCATTTGAAATATATTCCCATAATTTATCATTGCAGGTGTACCAGATAAATTAGTTTCTATACCAAAAGCAAATTGTCCGTGCAGATGATCGGGGTGTATAGTTTTAAGTGCTGGTATAAGTCTCATAACATTCCTTCTGCACCACATTTTGCGATGAAATAGGAGTCCACAATATCACTAATTGGATTTATTACTTTTTTTGCTTTGGGAGTTAATCGTTCTTTGAGGTCTGTAGGGGTAAGAAGTTCATCAACAAAGGCTTCATACATCAACTCCTTGTTTGCGTTACCTTTCCCTGTTGCGAATTTCTTAATAACAGTAGGGGGGTAACTCTTAAATGAAACTTTATTCTTCCACATTTTATGTTTTAGTAGTCCAGTATTCTCCGCTATTGAACGAACACCAGCTTGTGCAGCAGTAGCAAAAGCATATCCTTCAAGGTACACTTCATCACAACCCTGAACACGCGAATACGCCCAAGATGCGAGTTTTTCATGTCTTTCTTCTTCGCAATTCCATTCAGGATATGGTTCAGCAATAATATTACCTACCCCACACCCGGCGGCAAGTTGTTGTTGTCTTTTATTATTAGATAGATAATATAACATACACCTATCAAAGTCAAAATGTCCACCATCTTCTTCTTCCTTATATACACATATTGCGGGTGATGTTAATGAATAATCAATCCCAGCTATCTTCTTGAAATTCATGTATATCCTCCGTTGATACTTCTAAATAATGACCACAAAAGGAACATTGTTCCAAATTAGATATATCATTTGTTAATATAATATACCTCCTTTCACATGCATCACATATAATATCTATTGTTGCTTGTTCTTCATCTGTCCACTTAATTTCAACTGGCAAATTGTACTCCATGTACCATATAGTTTCTCCTGTTTTTTAGTTTTCCCATTGTGGTTTAGGTATATGATGCCACGGGCGATTTTCTTCATCTTCTGTTTCTGCTTTTTCTCTTTGTTTCATCATGATTTCTGCTTGTATGCTACCATGTGTTTCCATCCACCATTTTGCCATTTTTTGAGGGTCAGGCCGATAAGGATTATCCATTTCTACTGGTTTCATTTCTTCGCCGGGATCATACCACCGTTCTCTCCAATCACCCTTAGTATTATTTGTACGTTCACCTGTTTCTGGATCATGATATTCTATAGTATTCTCGGCGTTCCTATCCCAATAGAAATGAAAGACGCCAAGATCAAGATCATCATTCTTAAATCCTTGAAAGAAATTAAACATACCCATAGACTGAAAAAATTTAAACGCTGGGTCCTTATATAGTCCATACTTCATGTGAAAGGCTGCAGTAAGCCTCATTTGTTCTTTATTTATCTGTTGTTGTTTCGCGTTAGCAAACTTCTGACCCGCTTCTATTGTTATATCCTTCCACTCCATTATGGCTTCTTTTCTGGTTTTATTGGTGTGGGCATTGGTGGTGTTTTTATTTTTGAATACATTTTATCAGCATCAACAGGAAAAACCTTTAAAGGAACTTTCACGTTTAAATATCTTCGTTTTCGTACAATTGTCAAAGTAACCGTTTCACCTATTTTATACTTGGATAATTCATCTGAAAATTGTAATCCATCATTAACCATTTCTCCATTAACTCCAATGATAGTATCAAATTTCTTCAGGCCTTTTGGAAGATTTTCATCGGGTCTTACGAATATACCAAACGTATTCGGAATAAATTTTTCTTTAAGTTTGGGAAACTCTTTTATTATTTTTTTTCTTTGTTTTACCTGTGCCAACGGCATAATCATAATACCGACTGCTGGTCTATCAACTCTTCCAGAAGCTAACATAGACTCAAGAGATTTCTTTACAATATCACCCCTAATTGCTAAACCAACTCCTGCATTTTCAGAAATTTTAGAAATAATTAAAGCGTTGATTCCTACGATTTCTCCCTTCATATTCAAGAGAGGGCCGCCAGAATTTCCTTTGTTGATTGCAGAATCGGTTTGAATCGACTTGATAAAGGGATGTCTTGCATACCTTTCAGTACTAGAAACAATTCCTTTGGTTACAGTCCACGCCATACCCATAGGATGTCCCAATGCAAAAACATCTGTTCCCGCTTTGATCTTTCCTGCATCTTCTGCAAACTCAAGATGTGGAATTGGTTCTTCTTTTCCTATAACTTTAATTAATGCCAAGTCTGCAAGCGGATCGAGGCCTATTACGTTTACTTCATAATTTTCCCAATCATCTGCATCATAATAATATAATCTTAAATAATTTTGGTTATAAACACAATGAAAATTTGTAAGGACATGTCCTACTTCATCAATAACTACACCAGAACATAATCCTGTTTGTTTAGGAGCTGTTTCTGGATCAACATTGGGGTTCATAGACAGTATTACTACTGACTTTTTTGCCCTTTCAATGACTGATTCAAACTTGAGGTCATCTCTCGCTGTTACTAAAACATTATCATTTTCTATAGCTGATATGTTAAACGGTATACATAAAATAAAAAAACATATCAAGCTAAAATACTTGATACTTTTCATTCTTATCCTTGAAAAATTGTTTGAGGAGATCCTTCCGATTCTTCCTGTTTTTGGTCTGGTGACTCTGGTGAATCCTGTGACCCCTCTGGTTTAATTATTATTTTATTTTCTTTTTTTGTTTCATTATCTGGTGTCATTAGAGTTGTAAAAAAACTTGGTAGAGTTTTATACTCTCCAACGCATTCCATTGCCTTCAGCATAAAAGTATTCCCTCCCCATTCTGGATCAAGAACCTTTTTTTTGTAATCCTTTACTTTATTTTCTTTTCTAATTTTATCCATCACACAAAAACAATGTTCCATCATTTGTCTTTGTGCTATGGGATTGGGTATCTGACCTAGAAGAGATGGATTGCTCAATACTACCCATCTTATAGTTCCCTGATAACAGGCTTGGACAGTATCGAATATTAATTGTGATCTCCACTCATCATCATCCAATATCTTCGGCCATCCCCTGTCATCAAATTTAATCGTCTTATTGTCTTCTGCTCTTGCTGATGTAAGATTCATAATGAATATGCTTAGAGGAATTAATATTAACAAACATATTAAAACCTTTTTTGCAAAATATACGGGTGTGTAAGTTTTCATATAGCAATATACCACAATAAAATGATTATTATAAACAATTCTATGACAAGAGCAGAATGATACCACACCCATCTAGTTTCGTATAAATTTTCTTCTTTTTCTGATTTGTCACGCCCAAAGACATTGAACATTTTGTCTTTTACATCATCTAACCATATACTAAGTTTGTCTTTAAAACTTAACACGTATTCCCCCTATCCTTTGTGTGTTTAGGATGGAGAAATATCTACTATCTCACATCCTCCGGCTGAAGTGCATGCAAACTCTTGACTAGCACTCGTATAATCTTTTGTTTCGTATTCTGCCAATGCGCCCCAATTTACATTTTTTGGCATTTTCTTTAACAATTCTTTATATTCCTCTTCTGAACAATCTTGATACGGCGCTTGTCTATAAGAATGATCACTAAATGGTAGAAAACTAATACCACTAATATCATCAAAGTTCTCGTATACCCATGCGGCTGTGTTAACCCACTCTTCTTCCTTGACAGACACGGTTACACTTGGTTTATGTTCACACCACTCTTTTGCATAGGTGTGCCATAGTGATAACTGTTTCCATGCAGTCATATCATTTCTACAAATTGCCCCCTTTGGACTCTTAGCGGGAAAAGAGAAAACTGTAGTATGATCCGGCTTACTAACATCCGGCTCATTCGGAAAACCTTCCTCTTTCATCATTTTACACAGGGGATCTTTATTATCCGCTCTTACTGTACGAACATAATAAGGATTATGGCGGGCATGAATACCAGAAGCAGAATCAACAAGCTGAGATACAGTACCACTAGGTTTAACGCACGTAATGGCCGCAGCACGATTAATTCCAAGTTTTTCAGCATATTCTTTATTAGTTTCTACTGCTACATCTCTAAGTTCATTTAATGTCTTCTTTATATTTCCCTTAGTTCCGTTTGTTATGGCACAATCCATGATTCCGGTGAGACTAACTCCCAGGAGTCGCTCATCCTCACAATTTCTCCCCCATTCTCTTGAGAGGTATTTGAAACTTGTGAGGGTTGATTGGAATGTTCCAATGATAGTCGCAATGCGCACTTTGTCTTTGATAGACTGCAAAGTGTCGTTGCTTCTGACAACAACTTCGGAGAGGTTGCAGAATTCTCTGGATCGTAAAATGATTTCGCTGCAAGGATTTGTGCCGAAATCGTCTCGCGCCAATCTTCGTTGAATGTATGTGCCATGTTCGTCCTTTTCTCTAGTATTTAGGTCATTTACATGATATTTCGCTGATAATCCATTGTA